AGACATATTGTACCTTGTGATGAACTTAAACCTATTAAGGATGTTACAAGTAAAGGTACAGCACCCACTACACAATCACCAATTGAATTAACAGACCCGGATGAAAGAGATATAGTGGATGTCTTAAAGGGTATTGAAAAAGCATTATTAAGTATTAATCAAAAAATCAAATAGAATGGCACAAAGCGTATTAGTCATAGCTGACTCAGGGACTGGAAAGTCTACAGCAATTAGGACATTAGATCCTAAAGAAACATTTATAATTAACATTGCAAATAAACCTCTACCTTTTCAAGGTTGGAAGAAAGATTATACTATGATCTCTAAAGAAAATCCAAAAGGTAATATGACATCAGCTTCTACAGCGCCTGGTATCATTAAAGCAATGCAACATGTTAATGATAAAATGCCACATATAACTAATTTAGTTATAGATGATTGGCAATATATGTCCAGCTTTGAATACTTTGATAGAGCTAATGAAAAAGGATATGATAAGTTCACTCAGATTGCAGCTAACTTAGCACAAGTTGCTAAGATGCCTAAAGATATGAGGGATGACTTAACTATACTCTTTTTAACTCACTCAGAGGAAACAACAGATGTTAATGGACATAGAAAGGTTAAGGCAAAAACAATTGGTAAAATGATTGACAACACCTTAACACTAGAAGGTCTATTCTCTATAGTATTATTCGGTAGAGTAAAGAAAACTGAGGATGGCCTAGAGTATGGGTTTGATACAGAAAATAATGGAGAAAACACATGTAAATCTCCAATGGGAATGTTTAAAGATTCCTTTATAGATAATGATCTACAGTTAGTAAAGAACTGTATAACAGAGTATGAACAATAATCAATTAATTAATTAAAAAAAAAATTATGTTAAACACTAAAGACATGTCCGTTGGGAGCGGCAAAGCAAGACCATTAATGGGTCCTGGAAACACAGTAGTAAGAATTAATTCTATTACATTAGATCAAACACCATATGACAGAGATGCATATAATATAAATCTACATATGGAAACTCAACCAATTGAAGGAGAATTTGAAGGATTTTTTAGAGATAAAGATAATGAATCTAAAGGTAGATATGAAGGCCAGATTGGAAGAGTAAGAGTTTCACCATTTCCTTTCAAGGATACTACATTACCTAGTGGTAGAGAGATTAATAAAGATCAAGAGATTTTAAAGTCTATGATATTCCTAGGAGAAGTATTAGATAAAAGAGATGAGTTAGATTCTATTGAAGCAGAAACAATTGCTGATTTTATGAGTCAATGTAATACTCTCTTCTCAAATAGTGATTACTTTAATGTTTGTTTAGCTAGCCGTGAATGGGAAAATAAAGAAGGATATATAAACAATGATTTATATCTTCCTAAACTATCTAGAGATGGTGTACCAGCTGAACAATTAGAAATGGAAGGAGATAACTCTAGACTAATTGAGTTTAATGCAGATACGCATGTTAAACCAGTAGTTAAAAAGAATACACCTGCTAATGGACAAGCTACTAAGTTTGAGCCTGCAGCATCAGTATCTGGATCAGACTTTGATCTTTAATAAATAATTTAGGCGGGGACTAACATAAAGGCGCTTTTGCCAAACAGTTAATACTATTGTTAGTCCCTGTCTACTTTTTAATTATGATTAGTACAAAGAATTTTATCAGTGAAAAAGATGAGATAAAAAGTAGTTGGGTATTTGAATACTACTTGGATCTACCAGAAAGATTAACAGGACAAGATGTTAAAATCAAATCCATATTTAATCCTAATGAGAGAACACCAAGTATGTTTATTTATCTAGATACAACTCATAATGAATATAGGTACAAGGATTTCTCTACTGGTAATCAAGGAAGTAAGATTGATTTAGTTTTAGCATTATTTAATTTAACATATTCTCAGGCATTATTCAGGGTAGTTGAAGACTACAATACATTCATTAGAGAGAATGGTTCTATAAAAGATGTAGAATATATACCGGTTGCTAAATATCAGGTAGACTATATCAAGAACCGTGATTGGAATGCAATAGATGGAAGCTATTGGTTACAATATAATATAGGGTCAAGTTTGTTGACCACATATAATGTTAGACCAATTGAGTACTATACTATGGTTAAAGAAGAGATGGATGATATAAGTAAAATTACTATTCAGAATCCTATGATCTATGGATACTATGATAAGAGTGGAGAAATATATAAGATATATCAACCTAAACAGAAGAGACATAAGTTCATAAAAGTTAAATCTTATCTTCAGGGCCTGGATCAATTAACATATGAAAAGAAATACTTAGTTATATGTGCATCACTTAAAGATGCGCTATGTATACTTAGTTTTAATTTTGGTATAGAAGTTATTGCTCCTGACTCAGAGAATACTATGATTAAACCATATGTAATCCAAAATCTTTTGTCAAAATATAAAAAAATTGTATGTTTGCTGGATAATGATGAGGCTGGACATAATGCAATGAAGAAGTATAATAGATTATACAACATTGAATCAGTCAAATTAAAATCTGAAAAAGATATTTCTGATGCAGTTCAGAAGTACGGAGCTGAGTTAATACAGCCTAAATTGTTTAAGTTAATAAAAAGTATTTTATGAAATGGTTCATACCAGGTAACGTACCAAGCTCTAAGAATAGTAGACGGTGGACAGGAAAGTATTTCATAGCAAGTAAAACTGTTATGAAGTATAGAAAAGAAACTGAGAAACTATTTAAAGCAAATACTGTATCCTTCCAAAAAGAATTCAGTAAGTATGAGTTACCTGTGTATGTGCATTTCACTTTTATTAGAGGCACCCGTCATAAGTTTGATTATATTAACCCAGCACAAACAGTGCAGGATGATATGGTTAAACACGGATGGATTGAAGATGATAATTGTGAGTTCATTATACCTTGCTTTGAAGAATACAAGTATGATAAAAAAAATCCAGGAGTAATAATAGAAATTAAAAATGACAAAAATAAAAAAAACAATACTTGATTATAAATCTTTCAAAAATATATTAGCCATGTTTACATCCTCATCTAGTGAGGATTTTTTTTTGGCAGTAAAAATATGGCAAGGTTGTAAAAAAAATATAACTCTTAATACTATAATAGCTAGACATATAGGTAAAACTGAATATAAAAAAGAAAGAGAAATGCATAAAAGATTACTTGAATTTACAAAGATCTATAATACATTTAATCTTGATACAACTTTTTATAAACTAATCAATAAGATGAGAGAAGAAGTTAATGATACTCTTTCTATTAGATTAATTAAAGAAGAAGTGAAGTACACTGTTAACACATTAATAGATTATCACAATCTATTAGATATAATTAAATTAGAAATTAAAAATATTAAAATATGATACACATAGCAGACATAGTTGCAAGAGCAGCTAAAACGTTAATGTTCTCAGAGCCTTTCTATGGCCTATTCCTAGTGGGACTTAACAAAAAATATAGAAAAGACTTACCTACAGCAGGTGTAAGTAAAAATGGTATAGGTATTCAATTAGCTATTAACCCAGAATTTTTTGAAAAATTAAATGAATATCAAAGAATTGGTTTACTTAAACATGAATTGTTACACGTCTCATTTGGACACTTAGTAATGAGAGATAGGTTTAAATGCCCTAAATTATTTAATATAGCTGCAGATTTAGAAATTAATCAGTATATAGGTGATGACTATCTTCCTGAAGGTGGTGTTACTATGGAAATGTTTAAAGATCTTAACCTAAAGAGAAGAGCAGGTACTACATATTATTATGAAAAGTTAGAGGAAGCGCAGTGTGAAGGTAACTGTCCTACTTTAGAAAACATTCTTAATCAAATGTGTGGTAACAGTATATATGATCATCCAACATGGGATGAGTTTGAAGAATTATCTGAAGCAGAAAAAAAGTTAGTTCAAAAACAAATAGAACATCAACTTAAGGAAACAGCAGATGCTACTGAGAAAAGACAAGGTCATATACCCGGTGAACTAGCAGAGATCATTGATAGATTAAGAATTCTTGAACCACCATCATTCCCATGGAAACAATATCTAAGAAGATTCGTAGGGAATTCTAGCATTAGTTATACTAAGAAGCTTAGACGTAAGTATAATAAAAGATATACTGGAAGTCCTGGTCTCAAAATTAAATTCAAAAATCATATTCTTGTTGGTGTTGACACATCTGGATCAGTATCCAATGATGAACTTAAAGAATTTATGAATGAGTTATGTCATATGCATAAGACAGGTCATCAAATCACTGTAGCACAATGTGATACACAAATAGGTAGTATAGAAAAGTTCAATCCAAAAAAGGATTGGGACATAAAAGGTAGAGGCGGCACATGCTTCCAGCCAGTTGTAGATCATTACAATGAGAAGAAAGAGTATACAGCTCTTATATATTTAACAGATGGAGAAGCATACCCTCCAGAAGACTGTCCAAAGAATACATTATGGGTACATAGCAGTAGTAACTACTGTAGTATTAATGAAGACTTACCCGG